TCCTATGATGTTTTTTAAAATAGAAGAAGATCTTTGGCCTTCTATGAAGACTTTTATTATGTTCTTAGGTAAATTACCTGAGTATCCTAAGTCGGCTATACATGATATTCAACCAGATCTTTATTGTTTGGAGGAACTTTATAAAATCTATAATGAAAAAGACGAAACTGGATCGAATAATAAAACTAATTAGAGAAGAGATGGGATCTGCTGCTGTGACCCCTACTAATTCTACTGGTCCTAATGTTGCTGAGTTTTCTCCTGTGATGGGTAAAAATAAAAAAAGGAAACCAACTCCTTTAGGTAGATATAGAACCAGAGTTAATTGGAAGCAGAAAGATAAGTAGATAATCTATATCGTATATAATGATATGATGTAATAAATATTAATGGTATCATATTCTCAAGATGAGACAGAGCGACGCTATATTAGAACGACTGGAGAGAGTTATTGAAACTCTTCAGGAGAACAACCAGAAGATGGGGCAGATGCTTGCTGTCCATGATGAAAAGTTAGACAAACAGGATAGAATAGATGCAGTATTATTTGAGAAAGTGGAATCGCTTCACAGAGAGGTCAATCGTTCGACTCAAGAGATTAAGGCAGGATGTGAGAGAGATATTCGCCTTGTAGATAATAGACTCCGTGTAATGGAGAAGAAGATGTGGTCAATATTTGGTGCATTAAGTATCATAAGTTTCATTGTTAGTCCAGTTGGACAGAAGTTCGTTGGTGCTGCATTGACACCAAGCACACAGGTAAGTATAATAGATAATAACAAATAGAATTTTGTAATGAATTTGGTTGATTCCAAATATATTGGACTGGTATCGCCACGTTTGCAGAAGTTTAAGAAGGTTAAAACTAATCTTTTTAATTTTAGATGTCCAATCTGTGGTGATTCTAAAAAGAATAAAAGCAAAACGAGGGGATACTTATATACAATTAAAGCTGATGTGAATTTTAGGTGTCACAATTGTGGTGCATCAATGACCTTTAGTAATTTTCTAAAGGAGATCGACACAGTTCTACATAAACAGTATGTTTTTGAAAGGTTTAAAAGTGGTAAAAGTGGTAGAGGAACTGTTGTAGAAGAACCTAAGTTTAACTTTGAAGCACCACAATTCAAACAAAAGATAGATTTGCCTAAAGCAGATACTAATGAAAGAGCAAAGGAGTATCTAGAAAAAAGAAAATTAAACCCTTCTGATTTCTATTATACTTCTAAATTTAAGACTTGGACAAACTCGCATAAGAAAACCTTTGATAGTTTTAAATATGATGAACCAAGGATTATCATTCCTTTGTTTTACAAAAAGTCATGGATCGGTTTTCAAGGCAGAAGCCTAGGCCCAAACTCTGTTAAATACATTACGGTTATTTTTAATGAACAATCCCCAAAAATCTACGGACTGGATAACATCAGAAGAGATGCTCCAGTCTTCGTTACAGAAGGCCCGTTTGACTCAACGTTCATACGCAATTCGATTGCTATGTGCGGTGCAGATGGTGATGTTGGGAAGTGGGGTGTTAGCACTCCTGTGTGGGTATATGATAACGAACCAAGGTCTAAAGAGATTACGTCAAGAATCTCCAACAATATCACCAACGGAGAGTCTGTCGTCATCTGGCCAAATCAAATAAAGGAAAAGGACATAAATGATATGGTTCTTGCTGGACATGATGTTCAGAGTATAGTAGAATCAAACATATATAATGGACTCGAAGCAAAACTACAATTTACTAATTGGAAAAGAATATGAGCAACGGAATCAAAGTCAACAAAAGAAACGGTTCTATTGAACCTTTAGACTTAGATAAGATGCATAAGATGGTTGAGGAAGCAACCAAGGGTCTTGCAGGTGTCTCTGCAAGTCAAGTAGAGATACAGTCAGGAATACAATTCTATGATGGAATTACGACTGATGAAATACAAGATATTCTTATCAAGTCTGCAAGTGATTTGATTTCTTTAGAGAATCCTAACTACCAGTTTGTTGCTGCTAGGTTACTTCTTTTTGCTGTAAGAAAAAGTCTTTATGGTAAAATGAGAGAACTTCCACATTTGGAAGACCATATTATTAAATCAGTTAGTCAGGAGGTTTATGATGCTGACATTTATTCAAAGTATTCCAAAGAAGATATCGAGAAAGCAAATGGATACATTGATCATGATAGAGATTTTTTGTTTACATTTGCTGGTCTCAGGCAGGTCGTAGATAAATATCTTGTACAGGATCGTAGTACTGGACAGGTGTATGAAACACCTCAGTTCATGTATATGATGATCGCATTAACAATATTCGCAGAATACCCCAAAGAAAAGAGGCTTAATTATGTCAGAAGATACTACAACGCAATCAGCAAGCACAAACTCAACATCCCAACCCCCATTATGGCAGGTGTCAGAACACCCATTCGTCAATTTGCATCTTGTGTTCTGGTTGATATTGATGACACCCTCGATAGTATCTTTAGCAGTGATATGGCTATTGGCAAATACGTCGCACAACGTGCTGGTATCGGGATTAACGCAGGGAGAATCAGGGGCATCAACAGTAAAATCAGAGGTGGAGAAGTTCAGCACACAGGTGTTGTCCCCTTCCTTAAAAAGTTTGAATCAACTGTCAGATGCTGCACTCAAAACGGGATCAGAGGTGGGTCAGCGACTGTCCACTTTCCTATCTGGCATCAAGAAATCCAAGACATCCTCGTCCTCAAAAACAACAAAGGAACGGAAGACAACCGTGTCAGGAAGTTAGATTATAGTATTCAGTTAAGTAAACTTTTCTATGAACGTTTTATCCAAAATAAGGAAATCTCGTTATTTTCCCCTCATGATTGTCCTAACTTGTATGAGAGTTTTGGGACCGATAAGTTTGATGACTTATATTGCAGTTACGAAGCCAATGAGTCCATCCCCAGAAACACAGTTGGAGCCCAAGAACTTATCCTCGACCTATTAAAGGAGAGAGCAGAGACTGGAAGAATCTATATTATGAATATAGATCACTGCAATGAGCACTCATCATTTAAAGATAAGATTGAGATGAGTAATCTATGTCAGGAGATCACTCTTCCCACATATCCAATTAGTCATATTGATGATCACCTTGGAGAAATTGCACTCTGTATTTTAAGTGCAGTCAATGTTGGTAAGATTAGAAGTGATGAAGAATTAGAAGATTTATGTGATCTTGCAGTCCGTGGATTGGAAGAATTAATTGACTATCAAGATTATCCTGTATTGGCAGCACAGATGGCCACAAAGGCACGTAGAAGTCTTGGAGTAGGATTTATTGGTCTAGCACATTATCTTGCTAAGTTAGGTTATAAGTATGATTCTCAAGAAGCATGGGATGCAGTACATGGACTCTCTGAGTCATTTCAGTATTACCTTTTAAAGGCATCTAATACGGTTGCTCAAGAGAAAGGACACTGTGAAAACTTTGGTAGAACAAAGTATGCAGAGGGAATCCTTCCAATAGATACATATAAGAAAGACGTAGATGAACTTTGTTCACAACCATTAGCACATGACTGGGAATCTCTTAGAGCATCTATCTTGGAACACGGTCTTAGGCACTCAACACTGTCTGCACAAATGCCATCGGAGAGCAGTTCCGTTGTGTGCAATGCCACAAACGG